TCGGCAAGTGACCGTTATAGCGCAAAGACTCGCGCCGATTCCCTCATGGAAAGGTGTGGGATATTCGCCGGACTTCATAGCTTTGACGTCCGATTACCGAATTCATATCGACGATTGCATTGCGTATTTGTCGCAATCCGGCCACTCTAACGTTGAGCGCGATGTAGCGCTGCTGTTGATGGCGAGGCTACCCCTCGAAGACCAAATCGTTTTCGTACGAAAACTTCTCGATTTGTACGACCGAGGCGCAATCTCCAGCGACGAACTGGCGGTCTCCGTGACCCCGCACGTAACCATCGTCCCGAGCGTCGTATTCGACAACTACGATGACCCGGCTGTTCGATCCTTGTACGACGATATCCTGAAGAGGCCGGGCATCGAGGACCGCAGTCGCAAGTTCATCGAATGGAGCCGCAACGGCGGCGATCTCAAATTCAAGATCAAGAGGTGGGTTCACGCTCTCGGCCTCGGTTGATGACCGAGACGATCCGAGGCCCACGACGCCCGGCTCGATCGCGATCGACGCCGCGCTCGCCCCGGCGCTGACCGACGCCGCCTTCGGCCGGCAGACGCTCGGCGGCGCGGCGCACGACTGCAAAATCGTCGGCGTGCCGGTGCGCGACCCGGGCGATCCCGACGGCGACGGCCTGGCGGTGGTGAGCGTCAGGCTGACGGCGCCGTAGCGCCGACCTTCGTCGATCCGCCGCCATGCATTTTCCGCTTCACCCATTTGCGCGAGGAAAAGACGCCATGCCCTCTGGTGGACTGGAAACCCCGCTGCCGCCGAGCCTGTTCGCCCGCCTGGCGCTGGCGGCGCGCTACGCCATATCGGGCGTCTCGCCCGACGTGTGGTTCGGCCCGCAGCAGCCGTTGGCGCCGCAGGCCCCGCCCGAGGTCAAGGGCCGCCAGTTCGACTATCCCTTCGGCGTCAACCTCTCCTACATTCCGCGCGCCACCGCCGGCATTTCATTCGCCGAGCTGCGCGCCCTCGCCGACGCGCTGCCGCTGCTGCGCGCCGTCATCGAAACCCGCAAGGACCAGATCGCCGGCTTGAGCTACGCCGTGCGCGCGCGCGATCCCGCCGCAACGCAGGACGCGCAGGCGCGCATCAAGGACGCGCTCGCCTTCCTCGCCCGCCCCGACCGCCGCCATTCGTTCTCCGCCTGGCTGCGCATGCTGCTCGAGGACATGCTGGTCATCGACGCGGCTTGCCTCTATCCGCGCTTCGCCCGCGCCGGTGGTCTCTACAGTCTCGACGTCATCGACGGCGCGACCATCACGCCTCTGATCGGCGAGGACGGGCGCTCGCCCGAGCCGCCCGACCCCGCCTATCAGCAGATCCTGCACGGCGTGCCGGCCGCCGATTTCTCCACCGACGAGCTGCTCTATCTCCCGCGCAACCCGCGCGCCAATCGCCTCTACGGTCTCGGACCCGTCGAGCAGATCGCGCTCACCGTCAACATCGCGCTGCGCCGCGACATGGCGACGCTCGATTACTACCGCGCCGGCTCGACGCCCGACGCCTTCGCCACCCTGCCCAGGGAATGGACGATCGACCAGATCCGCCAGTTCCAGGACTATTTCGATGCGCTGATGTCAGGCAATTCGGCGCGCCGGCGGATGATGAAGTTCATGCCGAGCGAGTTCCGCCTGATCGAAGCGCGCCAGCCGCCGCTGAAGGACCAGTACGACGAATGGCTCGCGCGCGTCATCTGCTACGCGTTCTCGGTGCCGGCGTCGGCTTTCGTCAGCCAGGTCAACCGCGCGACGAGCGAGACGTTGCGCGTGCAGGCGACGCAGGAGGGCCTCGTGCCGCTGAAAGCCTGGGTCAAGGGCGCGCTCGACCACGTCATCCAGGTCTACTTGAACCAGCCCGATCTCGAATTCGTGTGGGTCGGCGACGACGCGGTCGATCCGCTGCAACAGGCGCAGACGCTGAACATTCTGGTCGGCGCGGGCATCAAGACGCGCGAGGAGGCGCGCGCCGATCTGGGCCTCGCGCCGGAGGGCGGGAAGAGCGAAGGGTTGGGAAAATGGAACTTCGACCCCGACCAGCCGCGTGACGAATGGGGGCGATGGACGAGCGATGGCGGGATCGACCCGCCGGGAACGAAACGACCCGAGGGCGTGCAGGTCGCGTTCAACGACGCCGCGACGACGATGACGGACGCGGGCGGGCCGGACATCGGCTCAGATAATCTGGCAGAAGTCATTCCCATCTGCATTCCGTATGGCATCTCAATTGTTACTGACAATTTCGGGAATAAGACCTCGACATGTCATTACGAGTGCTTTGGCGGCGAGACGTTTATCCGCGTATATCCGAATGGCGACGGTTGCCCAATATTCCGCGCCCACCGATTTTAGCTGCGACCAAGCGAAACTGGCTACGATGATTGGCTTTGCGCGACGAATTCCACGATGACGAACATCCAGGGCTTCGGCCAAACGGAACCCGCACGCGTCGCTCTCCGTTTCGTGGTTTTCGCCCGAGAGCGCTTGCCGCGCACTTTTGTTTGGTGGTACTCAGTTTCGCTGTGAAAAATGCCAATTTCCCTGCGCTGGACTACTCGATATCGGAGCCGACAATGATCACACCCGCCTCAAACGACGATAAAGGCTTCAACGCCCTTGCCTTTGCGCCCAACGGCGCAGTCTCTGTGACGGATGAAGCCATGGCGCAGGCCCGATCATTCTGGGCCGACTTACAGAAATACGATACCGGGACTAAGTGGGTTGTAGCCTTCACGTGGGCGTCCGAAAGGAAATATCGCCGGAGTGCGCAGTCGGAATGGCTTGACGAAGGACCAGGCATCGATCTTTGTGGGTATAAGGCGGCGGAATTACCCGATGGCGTCACCGAGAGTCGAGATGGTGTGCCAGTCGTTTTTATAATTCCGCGCGACAAGATTGCAGCGGCATCCGAAAAGAAAATAGTTGAAGCGAAAAGCATCAGCGGAGCCCCGTCGTTTAAGCTCGTTTGAGCCTGTTCAGACACGGCGCCGCGACGCTCGACACCTACCGCGCCGGCTCCGCCCCCGACGCCTTCGCCACCCTGCCCAAGGAATGGACGATCGACCAGATCCGCCAGTTCCAGGACTATTTCGACGCGCTGATGTCCGGCAATTCGGCGCGGCGGCGGATGATGAAATTCATGCCGAGCGAATTCCGCCTGGTCGAGGCGCGCCAGCCGCCGCTGAAGGACCAGTACGATGAATGGCTGGCGCGCGTCATCTGCTACGCGTTCTCCGTGCCGGCGTCGGCTTTCGTAAGCCAGGTCAACCGCGCCACCTCGGAGACGTTGCGCATGCAGGCCGCCCAAGAGGGCCTCGCGCCGCTCAAGGCGTGGATCAAGAGCGCGCTCGAACCCAAGCCCCGCCAACGACAACGGTTCTGAGCCGATCGGCGAAAAGAACAAATCGCGAACATTTTCTTGCCTCGTTACGCCGTTCGCGGCATAATGTTCAACAATGGGGAAATGGCGCCGAGGCGGCCAATAGCGCGCCGCGCCAGCCCCAAGACTGGCGCAACGAGGCGCGGCCGATCCGCCTCTTTTCCGCCTTTCCCTTTCATGCCCGGTCAATGGAGCCTGCGACGCATGTCGACGCTTGATCTCTTTATGCCTCTCGCCAAGGTCGATCTCGACCAGCGCATCGTCCAGGGCGTCGCGACCGCCGAAGTTCCCGATCGCGTCGGCGAAATCTGCGACTATGCCTCGACCAAACCCTATTTCGAGGCCTGGTCGGCCGAGGCGCTCGCCGCCAGCGGCGGCAAATCGCTCGGCGCGGTGCGCGCAATGCACGGCCGCGTCGCCGCCGGCAAGCTCACCGACATCGCCTTCGACGACGAAGGCAAACGCATTTTCGTGGCGGCGAAGATCGTCGACGACGAGGAATGGCGCAAAGTGACGGAGGGCGTCTACACCGGCTTCAGCCAGGGCGGCCGCTACGTCAAGCGCTGGCCCGACCCCGACAGCGGCCTGATGCGCTACACCGCCGAACCCAGCGAAATCTCGCTCGTCGACCTGCCCTGCGTGCCCGGCGCGACCTTCGAAGTAATCAAGGACGGAATCGTCGAGAAGCGCGCCTTCGCGGCGCGCGCCGCCGCGCCGAGCGCCGAGAGCGCGCCCGGCGAGCCGGCGCTCGACGCACCCCATGGCGCGGCCGTAACCGCCGCGCCCGCCAGCGCCCAGACGCCGCCGGCGACCGAGGCCCCCTCCCCCTCGGACGCGCTCGCCAAGGCGGCCTCGGCGCTGGCGCACGCGGCCCATAAGCTCGAACGCGCCGCGGCGGAGAACGAGGCCCTGCGCAAGACGGTCGCGGCGCTGGCGCCGGACATCGAAGCGCTGCGTCGGCGCGTCGCCGCGCTGGAAGCCCAGCCGCTGCCCGCCAAGGCGGCGTTGCGCGCGGTGCCGAAGAGCGCCGATTCCTCGAGCGAGCCGAGCGGCGTCGACGAGGCGATCAAGCGCCTCGCCGCGCTGCCGGCGCAAGAGCGCGCGCTCGCGCTGACGAAACTCAGCCTCGCCAATCCCGTCCACCCGCGCTTCTAGACCGGGAGCGTCGCCGTGCTCGTCGAGACGCTGCGTGCCGATTGGACCGCGCGCGGAGCGAGCGCGCGCAGAACGAACGCGGGCGTGT